CACCCTTACGATTGCGCTTCTTTTTCGCCGCCTTTACAGGCTTTGAAAACGGGTTACGCTGCCCCGACTTAGCTGGTTTGCGCGCTTGCGCACGCTTGGCGGCTCGTCTCTGCTTCGCAGCAGGAGATTTAGCCATCTTGATTGTCTTAGACTGTTGTATCTCTGACTGTTGTTGAAGTTGTTTAAAGGCGGACAGCTGATTACAATTATCAACGCCTCTATCCTCACTTCCACAATACAGAGCCTCAATCCAAGCATCACTTTTCCAATTAGTCCGTATATTCAGCATCGTCATCTCACATTTTTGTCGAGAAACAACACCCACTAACGAATCCTTGTACTCAGTATTCAAGTATTCCAAATAACCAGCAATAATGTTTCGGCACGTAGGATTTGCCCACGAATCTATTCTAAGCGCACACGCGCGAAGATAGTGCCATCTCACATCATTCACATCACTACCGTACAACAGAGAACACAATACTTTCTCAGCTTCCGGGAGTGGGAGCCACACATTCAGCTCCGGGTGGAAAACAAAACCATTACTTAGGTATTGCACTTCACTCAGGGGCCGTGATACAGGACAGGGAGTCTTAGTCACCACACCTATACCGCTCCACACTCTTGCAATTGAATCGGGGTTAAACCATCCAACACAGTCATCACTCACTGTGAAGGTGTTATCATCACCACACAACGCAGCCTCCACATTTGTCATGAACTCTTCATAACTAGTGGGGCGTTGCTGCTCCTTACAGAGCACAATCCACGCATACGCAAGCAGTCTGAACAAAATCATTGTATTATCAACAATAGTGTTCGAACTGCCACTAGGATTTCCAGTATGTTTTTGTATCAATTCACCGTTCTCCAACACAATTACTGAATGAATGATCTGCTCATACAGAGCTGTCATTCTAATCTCATTGATTGGTGTCCTATCTTTTTGACACAAAAAACTGAAACGAATCTCCGCTTGTCCCCACAATGCTTGCGCAAAAAGTGAAGAATCATACTGACTTTCATCAAGCTCAAACGCATTCGGATGAATGTTGAGCCTGGTATAAATAGTATCAAAACCGGAGAGGAATTTTGTTGCGCCCACAGTTGACCAGAAATTATCCCGTCTACCGCAAGCACCATCATAGAATTTATTATTCATATCTAAACACATACGATTCAGGGAACATGAATGCTCAAATGGACTTGCCGTGAAAGTACGCAAATTGTTATCTGCAATCTTCTCACGGTTACGTAACTCACATTTCTGCGAGCACGACCATATTGGCACCATCACATCCTGAGGTAGTGAAAGTAATGTCCAATAATCATCAAGAGCTTCTCTCGCCTTTTCATCGGCCAGAAACTCCTTCTTATTCTTAAACTTCAAATTCCATGGATAACCACACGAAGTGTTCATATCCATTTCACCTATCACTATGTCTTTCTCTAGCACTCGCGCGCCTGCCATCACTGGAGAGAAATGCATCTTCGTCCACTCACCTGCCAACTCCCAAGCACCTTGATCTATAACAGGTTGTACCTTGTCATATTTCGAAATACTTTTGAAGCTAGCAGTGAGGTTCGGTGTCACTTGTCTATATTCACTTGGCAACTCAATGCC